GAATTCGAACCGTTTGCGGCGGCTCAGAATCATTGCCGTGTAGGAACACTCGACTCTTGGACCACCGCCTTTCTTCCGTGAAGGGTAGATATCGGCTAGACGAATAAAGGTTAGCACTTATGTTATGCACCAATAAGTGAAGAGCTTTTAAATAATGTTTAAATAAAACAAAAGACGCAAAAGCCGAGTGAGTCTCCTCACCCGACTTTCGCGCCTATAACGGTCCTAAGAATTACAACGATACACCTGTATTAAATACTGAAAGTGTTAATTATAAAACTATAAAAAATTATCTTTCCCAGCCGTGCTTTGCTAGGCCCAAATCAAAAGCAAGCTGTGGATAATTGCCGATTCTTACATGGCACAGCCTGCAAACTGCAAGTACATTTTCCTCATCGAGTATTGAGCCACCCTGAGAGCGTCTAATTATTTCATGCACATCATTGCTCAGATGTTGATTGTATGTTGACTTTCCGTCGTGTGATGCAAAAACCTTACATGCCTCACATGCCGGTCTTTCCCTCAAGATTCGTTCAACGAATTTACGTCGTTCAACATATATCTCTTCGGTTTTTGCACTTCTTTTTTTAGGAGGGCCACTTCTCTTGATTGGTTTGTTTCTTCGAATCATTAGGCACCTCGCGCATCATGGATTTACATCACAGTGAATCGACGTCAATATCGTCAAATGTCCACTTATTATCAAGAGTATCCCACAGCGAACGGTCTATCGAGGTATCTTCTAGGTCAAAATCACGAAGCATTGCTCGATGCCTTGCTATTGCGCGCCTCAAGAATTCAACCTGCTCCCAACCATCGTTTTGCATTTCCTGACCAGTTGAAATCATTACAGCAACCTCGTCAAGGCGTCTATCAACGTGAAACTTAAACCTTTTTATTCTTGTCGCTTTCGTCTCGTAGTAGGAGCCAGCTTCACGGCCCAACTTCGTCCCAGCCCTACCCAAAGCACTGTATCTAGAGAGGTCTGATTTGGAATCAGATTCAATATCTTCAATTTGACGTCCAAGATTTTCCGAGAGTGCTAATAGTGCATCTCTCCATTTTTCCCAGTTTTCTCGCTTCATTAATTCTTTTTTATGCAGTGGAGAGAGCTTGTTCTTTACCTCTTCTGCCACCATGCGCGCAAAAGCATCATCATTAATAATCATTTACTTCTCCTTAATTCCAGGCTGGACAAAAAGATTTGTACCCGCACCATCCACACAGAACAGATTTCTTTGCTTCAAAATCACCAGAGACACAACGCTCATCAATTCCTGATTTTGTTTCTTGAATTTGTTCAACAACCCTGCTTACGTCTGATGGGGTTATTTGCATTTCAAACCTAACCCCATCTTTCAGGTACAGGAGTTCTGCTGAGGATTCATCTGACTCAATACCGATACTTGATAAGAGCTGAGAATAAACAATCAACTGAAAGAACTTGTCCTCAAGGTCCATCTTTCTTGGCGTCTTGCCAGTTTTGTAATCGCTAATCTTTGGCGCTCCAGTGAACTTGTTCTGCGTTAGCCTGTCGATGAATCCACGAATCTTGACTCCACCAATTCCTCCGCTAACAAACGATTCAAGACTGTGTGGGGTTACTAGTGCTGGGTCTTCTAAACGCCATAGATTTTCGACACACCACCATGCAGACCATCTGAACAATTTTAAGTTCTTTTCATCGGTGACAATTTCCTGAACTTGAACAGCCCACTTTGTATCCCACTGCTCTTTGGCAATTATTTTTGCCTGTTGCTGTGTTCTGAATTCTGGTGGAAGTTTGTACATTTCCTCAAGAATGTCGTGAACAAAGTTTCCAAGAAGCGCTTCCTTGCCACTCGGGTCTTTGATGTTGTCAATCTTGCTGTACTTAAATTTCAATGGACATTGATTAAATGTTGAAATTGAAGATGGTGAAAGGAACTCTGGCGCCTTTAGGCCTGCACCTGAATTATTTGTTGTCGACATATTTGCCACCAAACTGAAGTCGCAATGCCTCTACTACGAGGGCTTGCAGTTCGTCCAACGTTGCCGTTGTCTTTGTTGGCTTTGGCTTGCCATTGCTGTGAGTTGCCCAGAAGTCGTTAAGTTGGGTTTTTTGCTCCTTGCTCAAACCCTTGGTGATATCGACAAACGTTTCCCACTTTTCTTCAAGTTCTGTTTTGGGTGCTGCCTCAACCACTTCCTGCTGATACTGACCACCGTGTCCCGACTCAATTGCTTCCTCAACGTCTATCGCATCCGCAGAACGGGATAGGTACAACCCAACACCAAGTTGCTGTGCTGCTTTTTTTAGAGCATCAGAAACAGCCATCTTTCTTGAGTTGCCGTAGTCAAGAGGCTTGCCAGTTGACTTTATGCGCTTGATGGTTGCACCGCCAACGGCGTGTTTGACTACACGCTTTCCATTCCCAAAATCAACCGTCAAGCTGACATGAGCGCTGAGTTCATCAACATTTGTTGATACCTCATCGCAGCTGATGATTTCGAACGACCATCCATCAACACCAAGAACTTTGTTCAATCGATTGATTACTTCGCTGACTGGGATGAATTTCAAGTTGACGCCTGAGAGGGTCATTACTTTTTCCATCTCCTCTGGAAATGGTGCATACAACGCCTGCATGATGGCTTGTTCATTATTGATTTGCTGTTCCATAGTTTAGGTTGCTCCTTGTTCTAGTTGTTATTTTGCTTTGCGTACAATAATGCTTGTCTTAAGGTCGCCAACCTCACAATAATTGTCTGGATTAATCCCGATTTTATTGAGTTCTTTTACTCTCCAGTAGGACGGAGCGCAATATGTGAGCATATCCAGCGCAATGTCATATGGTGATTTTGTCACTTCGCCAGTGTCCATGTCAACAGACATCTTTATCAATTTGTCCGCAACAGCAGAACCAAGGTCCTTGTGCTTCCAGCCCTTGCGTTCGTAAGATGATGTCTTTTCAATCTTTACGCCACTTGAAAGATTTACTTCTTGTTCATTGCCAATAATTCTACCCATTGCAAAAGAGTAAGAATCATAAACCATCGCCAAGTCGCGCTTCAGGAAATTCAATTCTGCTAGCAATTCGCAAGCCTCAACCATGTCTGGTTCAGAGTCTGCGTAATCCATTAATTCGGAATCGAGCTCAGCAACGAGCTTTTTAATAAGGTCTAATTTCTCATTGTTCATTTTTAATATTCCTTGTGGTAGTGGGTCTATCTCTACAGCAGTATAGAAACTCTTCTGCGCTGTGGCAACCCCAAGCCAGTTAAAAATGTAAAAGCCCCAACTGCAGAGTCGACCTGGTCATCGTGGTCGCATGATTCCGGAAATGAGGAAAACTCGTCAAGCCAACTAGACAGCCACGGAGCCCTGACCAGTCTCACATTCCCATTAGCTACGGCAGCTGCGAATGGTCTCGCCCTTGTCTCTTTATCTCCAGTTGACCTAATCGATGAAAAATCATAACCAGGAAGCACATATCTCGCATACTGGTCGGCTAGAGCCTTGCCCGAAGAGCCGGGCTCCTGTTCCATCCGTATGGCAACACCATGACCATCCTCTTGCGCAGTTTGCGCCAGTAGCTGCTCAACTTTCTCCCCCCTTACTCGGGCTCTCCTGATGTCCAGGATGTAGGAAACACCCGCATCAAGGAGCATTAGAGTCCCTACGGTCCAGTCTGGGTCTGGGTTGGATGTTGTTGGCTCCGATGCCGCAAGGTCCCAAAATCTCACGACTCTGGCGGAGCTTGTTATTGGCGGTAGTTCGTTTGAATCTATTATTACGAATGAGGTTCTATCAAAAAGGGAGCCGAGCGTAGTGCTCCACCAGTCACCTTCTTCCAGTCTGCGTCTTTCGACTGGGTCTAGGGCCTGGAGGGCCTGGCGGTAGGAGACAGCGTCAATTCCTGGATTATCCGTCAGTTTTGAGGGTACAAAAATCCTCCCCTCCTGCATGCCTTCAACTATGAAGCGCTGCCTAACCCAATTGGGGGCAGGGTTTGAGGCGCACCTCATTCTCAGGGGTATCTGAGAAACTGGACCACTGGCAGGGCGGCGTAAACGGGAGAACAGGTAGCGATAATCGGATTCCCTGATTTCGGTAACCTCGTCCATGCCGATGAATTGGAATTCGGAACCTTTATAACGAAGATAGTCATTTACGTTGTTTAGGTAGCCGAAGGATATTCTTGCACCAGATGGGAACGTTGCAATAAATGTATTGCTATTCCAGTGAATGTCATCATAGTTAGACATCCATGATTTGAATCGGTCCATCAAGGCTCCGGGCAGGGAGAGGTCAGCAAAGGTTCTACGGAAAAGAATGGCCGAATATCCAGGAACATCAACGTATTGTAGGGCCGACATCAAC